GGCACGCCATCAGTGAACGTGCCCTGGTTCCACGCCTGCGCCCCCTTGTCCGTCTTCAGCGCCATGCTGTAGGCGGTTAGCGGCGACAGCCCCCGGTGAAAATCAAACGGGTTCGGAAGCCGGAAGTAGCACACTTGCGCGGTCGGGATACGCACCTCGGGTTCGCCGTGCTTCGACGTGTAGCCGTAGCCGCCGATGTACTCTGTCTTGTCAGGGATGGGCCGCATTCGACTGGACGGCACCGGCCAGATTTGCGCCAGGCCGCCCCCCTGGTCGGGCACCAGCCACCAGTACGCCTCGCCGCGTAGCAACCACCATGACAGGGTGTACCGTTTCAGGAACGAGTTCGACATGAACGGGTTGGGCCGGCGCATCAACTGCTCGAACTCATGGTCCGGTATGGCCGTCAGGTCTTCGCCCTTCCGCTCGTGCATTTCCAGCTTCGCCCGTGCGCCCTCTTTGGCAATCAGGTCGATGTCCGAGTACACCCAGGAGGAGGTGATGGCCAGCCGTTCCCAGTCGTCCTGCGTCATGCTGTTCCACGAGTCGCCCTCTAGCAGTGGCGCTTCGCCGGCGTGCAGCGTCGAAATGTCTACCCGTCGCGGCTGCGCTTTCTGGTAGCCGAGGCGGGCGACTTGCCTGTCAAGCCACGTGTCGTAAAATGGCATTAGTGCTCCGATGCTTTCAGACTGTATGCCAATAAGCCGAAAGCGTTAAACCCGTTGTATGCCGCGCAGCGTATCGACGGTGTGGCATAACTCTTTTTCAAGTCCGCGAATCATATTCCACCCCTTCATTGCCACGTCGCCCTCGTTCTCTTCGCGGATGGCCTCTGCCAGCTTCCGCCGATAGGATTCCAGCAATGCCGCCAACTGTTCATTCGTCATTCCGCACTCCTTTCAGGGTTGCGCCCCCACTAGATAAAGCCCCAGGTGAACTCGCTGCCGCCGTCCAGGTACATCACCGCGTAGCGCAGGGCATCCATCCCGTGATCATGCTCCTTGATCGGCACCTCTTTCGCTGCCCTGTCAGACCACACATAGCCCGGTAGCTCATCCTCTGTCGTCAACGGCAGCCGCTTCTCTGTCAGGGCCGGGTCCACTTCTGCCAGGCCATCCCGCAGGATGAACAGCCGAGGCCGCCCATCGGCCGCAGGTTTCAGCCGTTCTTTCACCTTGTCAATGCCGACGCTCACCCGCTTGTCCGCCGCGCAATTCGAGATACCTTCCTCCGCCAGCGTGGCCCGGTCCTCTGCGTCGTGGTCGCATACAGCCGTTTCAATCGCCTCATCACCCGTCAATGCCCTGAGCCGGGCCGCGTGTGCCCTCACCGTGCGCTGCGTCATGTAGTATTGGCGGTAGAGGTACATCCGCCCGTCATTGTCCACCGCCCACCACTGGCAAACGAACGGGTTGGTATAGCCGAAATCCACCGCACAGAACCGCCGCCAGTCATCCGGTATGTCGAAGCGGTCCACCAGGTGATGCTCATCGTTCCATTCGTCATAAACGGCCCCCTCTGCCTGGGCCGGCATCCCGTCTTTGAGGCGCTTCTTGCGCGTTCCCGTCAACGCCTCCAGGACGGCCATCGTGCGCTGGCCCTGCTCGGTGATCTCGCCCGTGTCCTGGTCATACAGCATCGGGTTTTCCCTGTGCCACGAGTAGAACATCTGGAGCGATTCGCGCCTGTAGATCCAGTGCGCCGGATAGGCCGGGTTCATGTCGCCGATGGTCTGGGCGTAGGGCATATTGCCCGCCCTGCCGGTTGCCCTCGTCGTCAGTGTCTCCCAGTCCTCCAGTATCAGCTCCTCGGCCTGGTTGACATAGATGATGTCGTGCTCTGCCGACAAGACGCGGCTGGCTTTGTCCAGTCCGGCCACCCAGATCCGGGAACCGTTCGGGTACGGGAACCACTGCGGCTTCTCTCCCCCGTATGGCTCGAAGGGCCAATTGTCGCCCAGTACCTTTTTCTGGAAGGTAACGAGCACCGTGCTGTATATGGATGTTAAGGTCTTCCTGCAAATGACGATTGAGCTGTCGGGATACTTGCACGCGCACAAGTGCAGCTTCCACAGTGCCCCGAGCGTCTTGCCTGTCTCCGCCGGGCCGGAGATGATCGCCTCTGGCCCTCGATAGTGCAGGAACTCGCTGGCCGCGCCGTAGGGCGTGTAGTCCATCCGGTCGGGTTGTGCTTCGTGAATCTCATATGCCATCAACCAAATCTATGCCACCGACGAAGATGCGGATGGCGTCGCCCTCTGGCCCGCTGACTTCCCGCTTCTCTTTCGGCACGAAATCCGGGTCCATGAGCTGCAACCACCATTTCGACGTCGGCAGGTCTCCTTCCTTCAGCGCCTTGATGACGTTGCGTTGGGCCAGGTCCGTCACCATCGCCCGTTCGTTGCGCCATGCCTGATTGACGGTAGGCCAGCGGTCGATGGCATCGCGGGCCGTGTTCCAGGCACAGCCGACTTTGTCCGCCAGGGCAGAGACAATCCCGCCGGTGCCGCGCATGGCTTCGATGAATTGGCCGGCCGTGTAGCGTCCATTGTAGCCGCCACCATTACCGTTCTGGGTCATACCGTTTCACAGTTTTCACAGCCTACGACTCCGCCAGCCTCGGTTCCAGCCCCATGCCCGTCAGATGTATAAAATCTGATACGCGCTTGTACAATTTTTGATACATTTTCCTATTGACAAACTATACCGAGTGTGGTATAGTTGGGTTATACCAGACAGGGAACAGGAGAGACAGATGGACCGCAAAATGTACCAACTAACCGAAAAACAGCTAGCCAACCTCAACAGAATGCAACACGAGATGCCCAGCAACGACGACATCAAGGCCAGGGCGAAACGGGAGCGCAAGCCCTGGGGAATCCTCAAGAGAGACATCACGCTGGGCCTCCTGAAAACCAACCCTGAGTACGTGAGGGGCATCTGGCAGGCTCGGGTAGACCAGGCGAACGGCCTGGACTACTCGGAAGAGCGAACCGAGTCCAGCTACAATCTCGGTTACTATCGCGGATACACCGATTACGAGAGCCATTGCCGGGGCGGGATGAGAGTTCCTGCCGAATACCTGTAAGGAGGATAGAGTGAGCAAGAAGGCAAAACCGCCCGAAGAGCATCCCGCAGACTTCAGCCACAGCGGCCTGGGCATCGGTGGCCTCGGCAGTTTCGTGGAGCCGCCTTTCATCCCGACCATCGCCCAGATGCGGCGAATGGAGCAGATGGAGCGCGAGACAATCCGCTGCCGCAGGTGCGGCGAGTCCGATGCAATGTTCACCACAGACCGCAGCAGCGGCCTCTGTGACGACTGTTACGGATAGGAGATCAGAATGAACCAAAACGTTGAATCCAAGATTGGCATGGCCATGCAGGCCATGTTCCCACATGGAGCCGGAACCACCAGCCACGCCCGTGTCGGTCATTGGCTCGATACCCTCGCCCAGGTCGCATTCCGCGAGGGCGAGAATGGCGCCCTGATGTCGCTGCTCACCGTCGAGGATGTGGCGGAACAGTTCGGCATCAGTACCCGCCGCATCCGCGCCATCGCCAGGAACCGGCACGAGCGGCTCAGCATCGGCTGGCAGGTTCCCGCTACGAATCAATGGCTGTTCCGGCCATGTGAGGTCGAATCCCTGCGGCCCGATGAGCGGTACAGGCTCAAATGATCTAGGCATCTAATCCTACCCGTCTGGCATATATCTGCGCCACCTGTCGCAATTTGGCAGGTGGTGCAAGATATTGCACCCTCCAGTTGGGATTATCGTGCTCCCACCATCCACGGCGCAGTTCGGTTTCTGTTGCCGCCATACTCTCCATCGACCTTCGTAGACGTGATGGGTATTTGTTCGGTGCAATGATTTGTACCCGCCGCGTGAATCCAGGTCCATGAAAGAACCAGCGCCGAAACTCGTCAAATCGCTCCCAATAATCATCTACCAATGGTAACACGCCCAGTGGCGTTGCGGGCTGCGGGATGAATGAATGGAAGTTCATCATTACGCAGCCCTTCGGTAGTCTGTGCAATTCGCGTACCAGATAGCGCAAATCCTCGTAGTCGTCATCTATCTCGCCCGGTAGGCCCGGAATGAAAAACCAGCGGACTCCCACGCCATTTGCCAGAACCTGGAATGTCAGGTTTAGCAACTCATCATTGGGTACTGGCTTGGCTACGGCAATCCGCAATCGCTCTGATATGCCCTCAACGCCGATTCTGACAGATTTGACCTGCTGGCGCGTCAGTGGCATCAGTCGTCGCAGGTTCTGTAATCGCACAGACAGGAATTCTTGTTGACCTGAAAAGACCACGCTCTCTTCTGCCGCATCATTCGTCACAACGGCAATCCGGCATTTCTGGCGTTCCAGATTATCGATCTGATTCTGCAATCGCCCGGGATCTGGATTGGTCCTGTAGCTGGCCTCCCATCCCGTTTGACAGAACAGACAGCGATACTTGCACCCACGGGAACCGAATACCCTCACCGTGCCGTCTGGATGATTGAGCGGTGGCACGTCCCACGGGAACTCATCGGCGGGGATGACTGGCCGCGTTTCGCCCGGCACCCACGATTCAGGCAATTGCGTTGCAAGCCCATACCCATCACCAAGCAGCGTTCTCACGAATCGTTGACCCTCACCCACACAGGCGACATCGATCATGTTGTCAAACACGGCCGGGGCATAACAACCACCGCCGCCCAGAATCACCCGCTTACAGTTCAGATTCAACCGCCGCAATTCCCGTTTGACATCAGCAATTCCCTGCTGGCTGGATACCGTCACCAGCAATGTGTCGGCAAGTGTAGCGGGATACTCTCTGATATTCGCCCGCCCCAACTCCCACCGTAACCAACTGGCACCCAGCCCCTGGTGCTCCTGTTTGGGATAGTTGGAATCAATCACTGCCAGCCGCAACGGCATTGACCCCTGCAATAATGACGGCCTCTAGCGTTTCATGGATCGGCCTGTCATTCTGTTCGTACTCCCCAATGAGAAGGCGTTTCAAAAGTTCCACTACATCTGCATCCAGTCGCGTTTCAATATCGTCTATGATGACCCTGCCGACCGTGGCCGATTGGACCTGATCCCACGTACTGCTAACGCCCTGGCCGTTCCTATCCGTTGACGTTTCGCCAAATGGCTCAATCCTGAAATCATACTCCGTGAACCCCCACTCCAGCAGCTCCCCCAGCTCGAACTCGTTGGCCAGCACGTCGAAGTCCCACTCGCCAGCCGCGCCCTTGTGCAAATACACCGCCAGCTTTTCGCGCTCCTTCTCCGTCAGCGCGCGCGATGCCACGCGCACATCGACTTCGAGGTCAGGGCCGAACTTCTCAGACGCCGCCCACACGAGCTGCCGCTGGTGCCCGTCAAGGATCTGATTCTCTGGGCTGATGGCAATCGTCTGCACCTGCCCGAACTCATCCAACGACTCGGACAACCGTCGCGCCTGTTCCTTCGTAATCTGGCGCGGGTTCCTGGGCCACGGTATCAGCTCGCCCAACTTGCGCTGCTCGGACGTCCAGGTGATCTCAGTCACCACGCATCCTCTTCCACAGCCACATGCGGAACCTGGCCCACCGATAGAAAAGGGGCCACTGGGCGCGGCAACAGGCACGCCGGGGCTGTCTTGCTTCCCACTCCTCTAGCGTGACGTTGCGGAAGGTGGCACTATCCTCCGTCATCTGGCCCGCGCATCTTCTTTTTGATGTCGAGTACCTCTGCGGCTATGGACCGCAACAATTCACAATCGGCGCATTGGCCGGCGTCACATTCGACGAAGGCCATGATGGCCTTGGCGAGACGCCAGAGTTCTTCGGTGGCGCGGAAGGTGGCGGTATCAGGCATCGAGCTTTACGCCACAGATGGGACAGTAGTAGATGTGGTGATACGTCTCGCCCCATCCCCCTGCCCATTCCCAGTACAGATAATGGCCCGCCCCCTTCCAGTTGTCGGGACTAGGCGCCCAGTTTGGCAGTTCGTCAAGATACTGCGATGCCGCGTGCCAATCATCGTCCTCGGCCAGCGGCCTGATGCACTCGTGGATTCTCTCGTCAACCTCGAAGCCCATCACCTACCCCTTTCGCCCGGCGCAGACGCGCCCCAACGCCTGCGCCGGGCATTGGAAAGGAGGAAGATGCTGCCCCCGAGCAGCTAGGCTCGGAATAGACCGCAGCCCCCGAGCACATGGCATGAAGCCAACCTTCACTGCGCGGGAGCGGTGTCCCCGTCGCTAAGCAATTCACGGTTATGCTATTCACGATGGTGCTTCCGGTTCATCGCATGGTTCGTCCGCCGGCCGCCAATACACCCAGGCCCACTTGCCACTCACGAACGCCATCTCGCGTTTCAGTTTGCCCGCCCACACCATTCGCATCAACTCGCCTTTCGCCCGGTCCAGTGTCAGCCCCGTTCGTTCCTGGTACTCTGCCCGCGTGAACTCAAACTCCCGCTGGTATCGAGGCTGGCCCATTTGCACAATCTCATCGAGGATGTCCTGTCGCTGCTGGTCGGTCAGGGCTGTCACAGCGTCTCCTCCAGTCGCAGATCCTGGTAGTGGACGAACGGGTGGATCTCCCTCAATCTGCCGTCCACAATCTCGTAGGCGCACATGCCGTTGACCAGCTCAGGGTCCGACTGCGTGACGGTTCGGGCAAAATCAGTCAGGCCGCAGTAGGACGGGACGACAGTCAAGTCGTGGTAGCCGTGCTCATCCATCCATCGCTCGTCCAATATCACATGGACCCACGTGTGCCGGTGGGCGCGAATGTACACCCTCGCTGCTTTCTTGCCCATGCGCCTGTCGCGGTAGATCCTGTCCCGCAGGTAGTACAATGCGACATTGCCTCTCAACCAGTCCCGGCTGCCAGGGTGCGGGCCGTGGTGGGAGGTGTCGAACAGCACCCCGTCCACGTTCGTCCGGCTATGGTGAACCGATGCGATGTCTTTCGATGGGTACTCCTGCTGTAGCGCCCAGGCAATCTTGGCGTCGGCGCT